ATGATTTAATATATCTCTTAAGATTTTAATTTGTCCTTGGATTGGAGTAATATTATGCTGCCATTCTGCACACTGTATCATACTTGGTAATTCAAATACTTCAATTGCTGAATAGTCGCCTCCTGTGCCTAAACTTGGATCTAGTGATACAAGGTATAGATTACTACTGGTGGGTTTTTTGAACCAACGTACTTGTCCCATTCGTTCGATCGGTTCTTTACCCAACAGCTCAGATAACTTAATACTGTTAACTAATGTTTCATCAAATACTAGGAATTCGCAGCCGTATTCTCGACGGAACCGCTCTTCCCCAATCCGCCCCATTTCTGCCGACTTCCATGCTTCGTCACGGTCTGGGTGCTCGTGCCATTCTGATCGATAACCGTAAAACCCGTTTATTCCAATCTTTTCTGCATTTTCATTACCAAACTCGTCAAACATATGCTGGCTTTCTTTCCAGATAGTGGCAAATGTATCTTCATCGTTATTAGGAGTCGAAGTAATGATTGCCTTACCACCAGTTGCCAGTGTTGGCGAAATAGATGTCCAAAACTCTTCAGCAATGTTAGGTTGCACAAACGCAAACTCGTCGCAGTATAGCAATGATATAGACATACCACGACCTGTTGTACCTGTGGTTGTTTGACTCACAATACGTGAACCGTTATCAAATTCAATAGACCCTTTATTGTAACTAACAACGCCGCAACGTATATGATCAGGGCATAATTCGTATCCGTACCGGATACGTTGCATAATTTCTTGTGCGCCTGTATATTTGTGTGCGGCAACTAGAATAGTTTGATCTGGGTGAAACATTGCATACCATAATAAGTATCCTGCGGCACAAGTCGTCTTACCGCTTTGTCGCGGCATCATATTAACATTGAATCGATGATCATTGTAGGAATGTAATAGTCCTACCTGATATTCATAAGGCTCAAATTTAATTTTACCTTTAACTGGATGTTGTATGTGAAAGAAACGTTTAACAAACTGTAAATATCCTTCCACTGGATCACTACAGATCAGCAGGTCGTGGACCTGGTCTTCTGTAAACTTTTCTTTTGTGTGGGCCTTTTTAGTTAAGACGCCATCTAATGATTTACTTGCCATATGTTTATTTACAATAAAAAATAGCCCCCGGAGGAGCTATTTGGCACTATCGGACAGAGTGCTAACTGCGACGAATTAGTCTTTTTAACCTTGTGTAACGCCTTTTGGGCCACGATCATCTTTAACGCCGCCTGCTTTCATTAAAGCAGTGCGAGCACCGTAGTCGCCACGATCAACATCTTTTGCCGCTGCCTTAACGCCCTTATTAGGCTTTTTAACATGCTTCAATGGATCAAAGTCGTCTTTCTTGCCTTCTTTAACTTCTGTGTACAAACGGCTTAATTGATTCATCAAAGTTTCTTGCATAGGGTTACCGCCACCATTAACTTTTGGTGCTTCGGCTCCTTGACCATGTAGATCGTCACCTGATGGTATAACTGCATCTACTGGTGCATATGCTTCTTCTGGTGCATTGGCAAACTCTTCGTCAAACGGAAAGTCGTCACCGCCAATAATTACATCTTTGCCAGAATCTGTATCGTGTGATGGGTGATCAGTGTCAGTATGACCTTGCTCAATACCTTTTAATATTCCCATAAGATCTTTGATGCCACCTGACCCGCTGGCATTTAAACTTACGTTCATGCTGACTGAATCGCTTTGTTTTGGAATACTTGCCATGTCCCCTGGCATACTGCAACTTTCGTCTACTTGCCCAGGAAAATATCCTAATCCTAAACTTGCACGAAGTTGAGCAACTTCATCAAGTGGTTGATCTTCTTCAGTTGATTCGTTAGCGGCAGCTGGATAGTACATGCCGTCTTTGCCTAGTTCAACACTAACAGCACCTAGGCCGCGGATGCCGATTACGGCGGCTGGCACTTTAATTACTTCGCCGGTGCCCGGTCCGCTCTTATCACGGCCTGCAAATTTATAAACAGTTCCGGCGATATCAATAGTATAAGGTTCTGGACCATTTTTAAATCTAGGGTCAAACCGTTTGTTTAAGGGAGTTACCGCAGGCTGTGCAGGTTCAGGACTAGGTTGTGCTCCATTGGCTCTCATCTGATCAGCAAAACTTGGAGTTGGAGTCCCGTCAGGATTAAAAGTTACACGTTCGTTCATTTCTGACGGACGATCGATCTCGGCTATTTTTCTATACATGTCTAAAAAATTCATTTGTCTGTTCCTTTAGGTGCTTTGAGATCAACATCGCTCTTTTTTAAATTCTTAAGAAAACTCATCAAATGTTTTTCGCCAACTACTTTTTGGCCGCTTTCGTCTTTCTCATAATCTTTTTCAAGAAGTGATTCGCCTTTCTTAGCGTTAACACCTGAAAGGTTAAGCTCGTCTTCGCGGATATCAAATGGAGTTCTTACTCTAATTCTTGATGGACTAATTTTTAACTGATCTGCAATGTACTCTTTTAACACTGCGGATGTTGTAGGATATGTTACTTTAATATCAAAGATATTAACTTCAGCAAACTTTTGATCTGGAAAGTCTAATGGACTTTCTTGAATTGGTGTGCGTTTACCTGCTGAGCAAGCTGTGCATCCGTATTTTTCCAAAGCAACCTTCATCTGTTTAGCACAGTCTTTAGGGCAGTCGCCTGCGATCTTTACTTTGTATTCGTAAACTTGTTTACTTTCTTCTAAATAATTTTTGAAGCTTTTCATATCCGTATCCATATCTTGTATTTATGCGTTTTTCATGTTCTTAAGTTTCTCTATAAGGCTATTTCTGTCACTGATAATAACACCCTCGCCTTGTATAAGTACTCCTTGATCTTCGCTTGTTTCTCGGTCTAACTTTTCTTTTTTAAGCTGTAGTTCAATCATTTTAAGTTTTTTGTCAATCTTAGCGGATTTTGCATCAATAGCATTTTTAAGCATACTGGCTGCAACTTCAAACACCCGCCCTGAATACCGAGCTTCAACATTCATACCTAGATCCATTAGGTCATCGTAGGCATCTGTAGCACGTTGAGCCAGTGCATCAAACTCGTTGTCACTGATATCTCCTAGTCCTTTAACCTGTGGTAAGGCTTCAGAAATTTTATCAAACTCGCTAATATCTCGCAACAACGGTTGCGGAGTTTCAGCTAGTTCTTTTCTTTTCTTTTTTTCTTCTTGCTTGATAACTTCTTTGCTTTCAGGCAAGTTTAAAAGTTCTTCTAGTTTCTTAGTCATAGTGTACTTATCTGCTCCCGTTGTGAAATAAATCATTTTCGTTAACGATTCTAAACTTGATGCCTTGCTGTTTGCACCAAATTGTCGCAGCCGCCCATTTTGCCTGATTTTTTACATACTGTGCTTGATTGAATTTATTCTTACCAACACGTTCAAGTATAGTTTGACTAGCGGGCTTAATCTCTATAAGTTCTACATGAGTTTTCATGTTTTTATCAACATATTGTACAAAGAAGTCTGGCACATATATTGTTTGACGTCCTGTCAATGGGTCTCTATAAGGGATACTAATTGCTTCACTAGCCCATTTTTGCACACTGGGATTAGTATCACAAAATTTCATAAAACTCCATTCCCAACTACTGCGATATCTTGGAGATTTATTACCAACATATTTTTCAGGCGCGGTGATTGTAAACTTCCCTTGTGCAAATTTTCCCATATCACACTAAGATATTTCTTGATTCAAACGTATCAGTTACTTGAGCAACCCTGTAACCTAATAAGCTAGTTTTTTCTCTGTAGGCGTTGAGTACCTGCGCAACTACTTGACTTAGTTGAACGTCTGTAAGTGCTTTTAACGTATCAAGTAAAGAAAATACACTGACATTATCTATTCTTGCTTGATTAAGCAAAACAATTCCAGTGCTCCTTGCACTTTCTTGATCAAATCCTCTTTTAAGGAAGAATGCTAATACTGCATCAATTTGATTAGTCGGAAAACTTATTTGATGGTTGTAGTACTTGTCAAAGAATTGTCTAACTTCTCCGGCACTGTCGACTGGTTCTAATGTTGGTAAATTTGCCATAATTATTGTTGAATGATAACTGTGTTATTGCCTGTAATACTAACAGCTTTTGCTGTTGTTAGATTGGCAGTATTTGCTACTCTAGGAAATGCTGTTCCTTCGATGCCACCGACACCGGCAGTTGCTGTTGCTCCTAGCGAGACAGTATTAACAATTCCAGTTTGACCACTAACAGGTTTTTGTTGAGTAGTTTGCGTATAATTTTGATCAGTTGACACGCGGTTATTTAAAGTTTCAATTGATGCTCTTGGAGTGTCAGTTGTTACTGCGCTTGTTCTCAATGCAGTAACGCCC